GCAAGATCAATTATATACTGTAATCTATCATGACCTTCTAAAGGAGACATTTCTTCGCCTCTTGATTTTATCTTATCTATTATCATTCATTATGTATTTCCACATCATTTTCATATGATGTGAATCCGTTTTCCTTCAATACCTTTAATACGTGTGTTACTCTTCCAACAAGTTCGTCTTTGTGTGATATAAGATAAACATTCTTTTCACGTTCACGACCCATTTTCTTCAATATGGCCAACGAATTTTCAACACCACTGGTATCCATACCTGAATCAACAAGCTCGTCAATGAACAGTAAGTTAATATTCTGATATAAACTCTCCCAAACATCGCGAAATGCGAAGCTCATTCCTAATATCAGTCTATTACGCTCACCTCTGGAAAGATTGTCAAAGTCAAGATCTTGTCCAAGCTGTGTAATTTCAACACTTAGGTCATTCATAAACACAACTTGATGGGGCAGACCTAGCTTGTCAAGATAATGTGTAAGCCTGTTGTTCAGATATGAAAGGTTTTGATCAATGATCTTCTTACGAATAAAGCTGTCTTTATTAGTAAGCAGTTTTAGTAAGAACTCTTGATGTTCTTTTAGATCATTGAATGCATTGATTGTTGACCAATCAATTTCTTGAATTCCTGTATTTGTTAAATCGTCAATCTGTTCTTGATAAGGATCAGTTTCAGTATTTGTATTTTGCAATGCTTGTTGTAGCTGTGCAACATTTTGTTTATGATCATAAACTTCTTTTATAGTTTCATAAAAGGTATCAGGGCGTCCATTTATATCGCCTATATCACTTAATTGATCTGTTGCAATTTTTAATTTGTCTGTTATTTCTTTTTGATAGGCCAGGGCATCTTCGAGCTCTTTGGCTTTTTTATCTTCAATTTCTTTGACCTTATCTTCTTGTAGCTCTTGACCACAAGCATAACAAACAGCGTTGTCAAGTTCTGATATATCCTTTGTTACTTTATCTACTGATTTATCTGCTCTTAGTAATGCAGACTCGAGTGTGGAAGTTTCTTTCTTAAGGTTATTTATTTTTGTGTTTAACTCTTCCCAGTTTTGTAGTTTTTCATGCTTGTCAAGTTCAGAATCTACATCAAGATGTTCTAACTCATCAATTCCCTTTTGTAATTTTTCAATATTTGTTTTCTTGGTAGATTCCCATGCACTTTGCTTTAGTTTTAAACTGTCAATAGTTTCTGTAATTCTTTCATTGCTTTGTTGTTGTGCATTTATTTTTGCATTTTCTTCTGTAATTGAATCTTTTGTTTCACGTATTTTTTCTTTTAGTTTTTCTGCTTTTTCTGAAAGTATTGTTATACCAAGTAACTGTTCAATGATATCTTTTTGATCGTTTACTTTCATGCTTAGGAAAGGTTCTGTATAAGTGTTCAATGCAAGAATGTGCTTGAACATGTTATGACTCATTCCAAGTAGTTCATTTATAGTTTCTTGTGTTTTTCTACTGTCACCTTGACTTTCGTCTATTAGTTCTTGTTCTTCATCATTTACAAAAAACTTTAGTACATTAGGACTTCTACCTCTTTCTACCTTATAATTTACATTATCTTTTTCAAATGTAAGTGTAACCAACATGCCTTTATTGTTGGTTTTGTTAATTAAGTTATTTCTTTTGATATTTGTTAAAGCAACACCATATAAGGCGTAACTTAATGCGTTTATTATTGTGGTTTTACCAGTACCGTTTCTTGACCCCATATCATCACCACCTTGGTCAAGATTTTCACCAAGCACTAATGTTAATTGTTGTTTGTCAAAGTCAACAGCCTGGGTTTGATTACCCACACTCATAAAGTTTTTTACTGTTAAATTTTTTATCTTAATCATATTTCGTCATAAATCCTCAACAGCAAGTTCTTGTCGTATTGTTCTGTGTCAATTGCAGTAATCTCCTTCGTGACAATCTGATCAACGCTTTCAAACTGACTTATATCAATGTCAGTGTGTATTTCTTCGTCCTGTTGGCTAGGAATTAGTGTTATTTCTCTACAGTCATAGTCGTTTACAAATGTTTCTTTAATAAAACTAGCTTCTTCGTATGATATTGGCAAGTCTAATGTAACTCTCAGATACATTTTATCTTTTAACAGTGTGTCTTTTTCATCTAAGAGTTTAGAAAGTTTTATTGTACGATACTTAGGACAATTTTCCCAGTTGATGTATTCTGGTTCTTTGTTATTTTCTTTATCAAGTATCATCATGCCACGTTCATCATCCCATGCATCTGCATAGTTGTGCGGAAATGCATTACCCATGTAATGAATTTTTCCTTGAACTTGCCTTTTATGAAAATGTCCACTGAACACATAATCTTGATGTTTGAAATGTTCAGCTCTTAGTTCACCGTGTTCTGGCATCTTTACCATTGCATTCATATAGAAGTGTGGTAATTCAAAATGTCCAAACATATACTTGGCTTTTATTTTAGAAATCTTTTTCCATTCTTCACCTACTAACCAAGGAACTAGAGCAACATTATCTTCTTCTACTATTTCATCAATATAAGTTATACCTGGAATATGTTTTCCAAACTCAAGAGAATAAATGTCTCGCTTATCTTTGTAATATAAGTCATGGTTACCAGCAAAGAAATAAAACTTATCAAATGCTTTTCCAAGTTTTTCTAAACATCTTGTTGTACTGTCAAGGGTCTGAACATTAATACTGTTTCTATTGTGATGCCAGTCGCCACAAAAGATACCAGTTTCGCAGTTGTTTTCTTTTGCTTTTTGGATAAACCAATCTACAAATTCTTCACAATCCTGCAAATGAATTTTACTATTGGACTTTAAACCTAAATGGATGTCCGTAAATACCGCCGCTTTTTTAAACACTTCGCAATCCTTCCTTTGTCATTATAGCTTAAAAATTGTATAATGTCAAGACTTTTCGGACGAAGTGGTTGGAGTAGTTACTTCACCGTGTCTTTCTTTTGATCTTTCCCATTCACCTTGAGCTTGTCTTGTGTAACTAGGATTCATATTATTCATTTCTAGTATATCATCTCTAATGTTTTGGTTTCTTTTTTCAATATTGATTACTCTAACAAATGAATTAGTAACAGCCGCGGTGTAATATGCAAAAGGATTATTTGATTTTGATTCGTCAAACTGCAATCCAATTTGTGATAATTGTAAAATTGCTTGTCCTCGCATTTCGTCATTATAGGTATAACCCCTTACATTGCCTCTAGTAGCATACCTATCACACAGTTTCATCCACATCATAGCTAACTTATTTGTTGCCTGACCATGACCTTTGTTAAAGTAACCGTTTTCCATTCCGCCTTCCCAATGGCTCTTGCCTATGCATACGAGCTCATCCTTGTCGTTAAATTTATAATGTTGAAACGGAGGAAAATTTAATTTTACTTTTGTATCTGCAACTGTTTTCGGATTTTTCTTACGTCCTGGTTCTTCAGGTATATGATCAAAAGTCATAATTCTAAAGATCAAGTCATATTTGTCAATCTTTTTGTAATCTATGGCAAATTCTGCCAATTTTACTCTTTTGTTTTGTGCTTTTGCTTCTTCAAATGCTTCTTGCTGTAATCTCTTTGCCTTATTTCTTTTTGCTTCTGCTATAGTTCTAATGTTAACTTTGTCTTTACTAGGTAATATTATGTCATATTTTGCATACTCTGGGTCTGTATAACTACAGAAAGTATTTTTGGACCTTGCTATTTCTGCCAATATGTCCTTGTTGTTTAAGTAATTAATGCGTTTGTTCATGTTATCTCCAAGATTATATCATATTATAAACTACTCTGTTAATTTTGTCAACTAAATAATGTTATAGGAGATCCAATTATGCCAACACTTTTTAAAAACGGAGTCATTTCAAAAAATGGTAAAAACATGGGGGTGTCAGTACCACCTGACGGTACAAATGCATCAGGACAGAATACTGCCTCTGGAAATGTGCCAGATTTTTTAAGTGGAGGAGTAGACAAAGTCAAAGATATTGGACAAAAAATATTCAGTGGTGTTGGTGATACTGCTGAAAATTTCATGAGTAATATCCGTGGAAAGAATTTGCCAGGAAAAGCAACTGAAATATCATCAAAAGAAACAGCATACTGGGGATACGGAGATATCGAAGATCGAGATTGGCGTGTATCATTGAGCATGCCGGAACATAATGCATATAAACAGTCACCTTTAATGGAACCCCTTAGACAAACAGGTGGTAGAATGGTATTTCCTTATACGCCCACAATCATTCTTAGTCACTCTGCGAATTATAATCAAATTCAACCTATACATAATAATTATCCGTTCTTTGCATACAACAACTCACAAGTGGATCAACTTGTTATCACTGGACAGTTTTATTGTCAAAATGCTATAGAAGCAAGATATTGGATTGGTTGTTTACAGTATTTGAGATCAGTAACGAAAATGTCATACGGAGACGATACATTTGAAAAAAGTAATGTAGGTGCACCTCCTCCTATCGTAAAATTAAATGGATACGGAGATTATGTGTTTAAAAATGTTCCTGTGTTAATTACACAGTTTACAGTTGACCTACCAAATGAAGTAGATTATCTCGGTACAGGATTTGCTGGAGAAGATGTTGACGAAGAAGGAGGTCACATGGACGTAACTTGGGCACCTGCAGAATCACAATTTACAGTAACTTGTCAACCAGTATACAGCAGATCAAAAGTACAGAAATTTGATTACAGCACATTTGTTCAAGGTAGTGATATAAGCAAAGGATATATTTAATGAGTAGCAGTCCTTATTCTAAAACAAACACAACATTTGATAATACACTAGATATTTTGACAATCAGACCGGTGCCTGCATTTTCGAGTGATGCTTTATATACTATAGAGCCTCAATACCATCAAAGGCCAGATTTACTTGCTTTTGATTTATATAAAGATTCAAGACTTTGGTGGATATTCGCTCAAAGGAATTTAGATGTAATGGAAGATCCTATTTACGACTTAACAGCAGGAAAACAAATTTATCTCCCTCAAGCAGACAAAGTCAAAGAAACCTTAGGAGATTAAAATGGCCCAAGGGTATGTTTACTCAGGCACAGGTAGAAACAGAAAGTTTGTCAGAGACAGTAACGGCAATCCCGTTAGATCTGGCAAGGTAGAAAAAGAAGAACCAAAAAAGCAACTCACTCCTGAAGAACAAGAAGCAGGACGTCAACAATGGAATAGTTTAGTAGACGCAGGTGTTGTTCCGGCAGGACTTTATGTGGGCAAAGATGGAAGTCTTGGAAAGACTAATGTAATTAAACCTGCCGCTGTAAAAGAAGAAAGCAGTGTTGTTGGTGATACAGATACAGTTTATCAAGACGCTATCTTAAAAGCCGCCGCTAAAAAAATTACAGAGACTTTTGAGGGGAATACTCTTCCTCTTCCTAATGAATTAGAAAAATTTGCATCAATAAATCATATTTTTAGCTTTGGTTGTATTTCTAACGCTGAACTTAATTTTCCAGATAAAACATATAGAGTCAACGGACTACGTGCTGGCCAACAAGTTTTAAGAAGCGGAGGTATAGGAAATAAAAAACCACGCACCTATGCAGAAAAAGTTTACGGGACAGATACTGAATATTTTATAGATGAAGTGGAAATTGGAACATATATTGCTCCAAACCCTAAAAGTAGAGGTACAAACTTTTTTCAAATTAGTTTCAAGGTTACAGAACCTTACAGCATGGGACAGTTATTACAAACTATGCAGATTTGTGCAAGGAATGCCGGACATCAAAACTATCTTGAATCACCTTGGTTACTAATACTTGAAACCATAGGATATGATGATAATCAAAATATAATACAAGGACCAAAAAGGATCTTTCCAATGAAGGTAGTATCAGTAAACTTCAATGTTACTACTGAGGGAGCAGTGTATGATTTTGTTTGTAGTGCGTTTAATGATGAAGCATTTACGGATCAAGCTCAAGGACTTATGGTTAATGTAAACATATCAGGAAGAACTGTAGAAGAAATATTACAGTCTGGACTCAACAGTTTATCAACAGCAATTAACACAGCAAAATTAAATGCACAGAAGGAATCTAAAAATCCTAAAATTGATACGGATGAATACATAATTATTTTTCCAAAAGAACAAGCAAGTAAAGATTTTGCAAATGAATTTGGCACTACAGACACAAGTGCAAAAATTGGTGATATAGCACAAAAAGAATTTACAGACGAACAACTAGATGATGCACTAACCACAGCAGATACAACACTAGCAAATCTTATGGACGATACAGGAAGAAAATATGTCACTAAATTTGCAAAAAAGAAATTTGTAGAAAACCAACTTGGCTTTAGTGTTGAAAGAAGTAATCTAAGTGAAGCATTAAAGAAAAAATTTACAGGTATTGGCGGTGAGGTAAATGAAATAGGAACACAAAAAATACTAACCAAAGATAGTCTAAGTCCAGGTAATATGAATTTTGGACTTTCTCAGTTTGCTTATAATAAAGACACAAATATAATTGAACGTCAAGGTGTAAAAATAGATAAGACCGGAAGATCAATACAATTTAGAGCAGGCACAAAAATACAAAAAATTATAGAAGAGATTGTTCTTTTAAGTGATTACGGAAACAAAATTACTGACAAAGGCGTAACAGCAAAACCAAATGGAATGATTGATTGGTTTAGAATACAATCAAATGTTTTTCAATTGGATAGTCCTGAACACGAATCAATATATGGTCGTCCGCCTAGAATTTATGTTTTTAGAGTTACACCTTATGAAGTACATAAAAGTGTATTCCAAATGCCAAATGACCCTCCTCCAGGATATGCAGAATTAGAAAAAGAAGCTGTAAAGCATTACAACTACATGTACACAGGACAAAACAAAGATATACTAGAATTTGATTTACAATTTAACAATGCTTTTTACGCCGCAATTAGTAGTGCAAACAACGCTTTAAGTACTAAAGCAAGTGAAAAAGGTAAAGACAAAAAAGAAACTGAATATGAAGCTACAGGAGAAATCAAAACTCAGTACAACGAAGCACAAAAAGCCCTGCATGATAATGCTCCGTCAAACTCAGAATCAGGAGGAGCCACAGCTGAAGGACCAGAACAAAGAATTGCAAGAGCTTTCAATGAAGCTGTTATGAACAGTGATGCTGATTTAATCACAGGAACTATGACCATAATGGGTGATCCTTATTTTCTTGCAGATAGTGGTGTAGGAAATTTCAATAGTGAAGCTACAAAATTTTTAAATTTAAATGCAGACGGTTCAATGAATCACAGCAGTAGCCAAGTTGACGTTTTAATTAATTTTAGAACTCCATTGGATATTACACAACAAGGACCACAGTTTGCAGGAAGTGCAATCGGAGTTAAGGATTTCAGTGGTCTTTATCAGGTAATTAGTGTTAATAATAGTTTTAGACAAAATGAATTTACTCAAGAATTACAAATGGTAAGACGTAAGAATTATCAGATGAAAGATGCACAAACTTTGATTACAGAAAAACAGCAAGAAGTTAAAAAGAAATATGATGCGGCTGTTGCGGCGGCGAAAAAAGACGGTGACAAATATGATGTTGCTTTTGCGAAAGCTGATAAAAATGCTGACGGAAAACTTACTCTTGCAGAAGAAAGAGAATTTGCAACATTGGTTGGTGTAGATTCAGATGAATTTAAAAATGCAAAAATTAAAGCAACAGGTCAAGCAGATGAAGCAAGAGCAAAAGACAAGGAAGCGAAAAAGAAAGCTGAACTTGATGCTAAGAACAAACAGATAGAATCAACCGGCGGCGGAAATTTAAGATTAAACAGGGATGGCACTACAAGAGGTAGAGGACTTTAATGGCTAATTTAAAAAGAACAATAGGAGCAATGTCAAGAAAAATGCCTCCTGGTCCGTATGTGGCCAAGGTAGTCAGTCATCTTGATCCAAGAAGAGGCGGTGCATTAAGAGTAGAACTTTTATCAAATGTTACTGAAGGAAACAAAAGTTTAGAACCAGGAGAACTTTTCACAGCAAGATATTGCATGCCATTTTATGGTGTAACCAATGTAGAAACCAATACTAAAAATTTAGATTATAGTGCAAGTCAACAAAGCTATGGCTTTTGGGCTGTACCTCCTGATCCAGGCACAAAGGTTCTTGTAATATTTGCAGAAGGTCAATCCAATCAAGCGTATTGGATTGGTTGTATTCAAGATGAATTTATGAACTATCAGGTTCCACAAGGACAACCTGTAGATAAACCAGAAAACATTATACAAGACCAATTACCTAATGATTTAAAAAACAAAAGATTACCAGTTGGCGAATACAATAAAAAAAGAAACGATCTAAGAGGAGATGACCCAGATAAGTTCCGTAAGCCACACAATCCTTTTTATACTAGAGCAGTAGCAACACAAGGATTAATAAATGATGTAAACAGAGGACAATCAACTGCAAGTGCAAGAAGAGATGTTCCTAATACTGTATTTGGAATGAACAGTCCTGGACCTTTAGATAGGTCAGATGGTGCACCAAAAGGCACATACGGTGAACAAGGAAGATCAATTCAATATCCAAGAAGTAGACTAGGTGGATCTAGCTTTGTAATGGATGACGGTGATCAAGAAATATTTAGACAAGGAAATCCTGGAACAACAGGTTCTGTTTATTATGATTTAGGAGCAGAACCTAAAAATAATTCTAAGGTTGATAAATCATTTCCATACGGCGATTCATTAAGATTTAGAACGCGAACAGGTCATCAAATTTTAATGCATAACTCCGAGGATCTTATATACATAGGAAATTCTTCAGGCAGTGCCTGGGTAGAATTAACGTCAAACGGTAAAATAGATATCTACGCAAATGACAGTATAAACATTAGAACTGAAACAGACCTCAACATAACAGCTGATAGAGACATCAATATTAGGGCAGGTAGAGACTATAACCTAACAACCGGTAGAGATAAGAAAGAGAACATAGGTGTAAACAATGATGTGATTATTGGTCAAAATGATACTAAAAATGTTGGAGTTAATCAAGATTTAAGAGTAAGTGGATCTAGACAAAAAGCAATTGGAGGAGATGAGGATGTTCAAATAGCTGGCACACAAAGATCTACAATTTCAGGCGACTATAATTTACAGGTTAGCCAAGACGGTCATATTGCCGTTAACGCAAACTTCCACAGTAAAGTAGTAGGAGATTATAGACAAACAGTAAATGGTAGCTTTAATTTGAATACAGTAGGAGACAATAAACTTACAAGTGGTTTGAATACACAAATTAAAAGTTCCCTTCGTAATAAAATGGATGCAGGAGTTGATACAGAAATACTGTCAGGAGGATTTCATATAGAAACTGCATCACAAATACACATGAATAGCAGTCCTGTTGCAACAGCTTCAGATACAGCAGATTCAATTGGTGATACATTTACAAAACCTGCTACAGAAGAATCAGTTGATGATAGCGATCAAGTTTTAGACAAAGACGGAAATCCTATTGCAGACTTACGTGTGACAGCAGATGCCACAAGAGCAGTTGAAGCCAAAGAAGCAAACACTCCAAGACGTGTGCCATTGCATGAACCTTGGCCAGAACACGAAAACTTGAATCCGTCTGCACATACTTCAGGCGAGACGGAAGCAATTATACAATCATCTCCTTCACTAAGACGTTCGTCACCGACGTTAGAAAAAGAATCAGACATGCCTGAACGTAACAGTACTTCGGGTGTATTTAGAGCAGGTGACACAGATCCAGCAGTGGTAGATATAAACAAGGTATTCAAGACTAATGATGACGGAGAGGTCGGAGCATTACCAGCAGAGCCAATATCAAGACGTGAGTCACAAAGATTTTTCTTAAGTGAACTTATTAAAGGCTTAGGCTTAGATCCTGTGGAGGCATTAAAAAGCGGAGCTGTTGGAGGAGCCGGAGAAGCATTAGCTATGGCATGTGCTCAGATTAAAGCAGAAAGTAATTATGAACCACAAAGTGAAAATTTAAATTACAGTGCGAAAGGTTTACGAGCAACATTTAAAATGTTTAGAAAGCCAGGGGGATTTGAATTGTCTGAACAGCTTCATCGTAAGCCTGTTGAAATAGGTAGCGTGGTTTATGGAAGTAGAATGGGCAATGGTGGTCCTGAAACTGGAGACGGATGGAGATACAGAGGACGTGGCTTGATTCAAATTACAGGTACAGATAACTATAAATTATATGGAGGATATGCCGGAGTAGACATTTATAACAATCCAGAGTTAGCTAATGATCCTAAGAATGCTTGTAAGTTAGCAGTAGCTTATCTTACAAAACCACCTAAGGCAAGATTTATTACTTGGACAGATACTGATTTTACTTCTCTAGCAAAACAATTTAAAAATGCAGTAGGATATGCTGACCCATCTGGAAGCAAGACTGTTGAAAGAAGAAAATTAGGACAAGGTATTTGGCAACAAATTAAAAATGGTGATCTTACACCATTACCGGATGTATCATCGCCAACACCGATGGGTACAGGAACAGGACAGGTTATATAATGCCAGGAATTCACATACACGGACATGTTAGAACTTGCGGTGGAACAACAGTTGTTTCAGGACAAAGCAATGTATATGTCGAAACACAATTAGTATCAGTAGATCAAGACCAAAATAGTCACGGCTCTGGTAACCTTTCAGCAGGATCTAACAATGTATTCATAAATGGCAAAGCAGTTGTAAATCATACGCCAGATACCGCTAGTGCTGATGATCTTTGTCCAGCTCCTGGACATTGTAATCCAGATACAGATCAAGGAAGTGGCACAGTTTTTGTGGGTGATTAGGCAGGATAAATATTAATATGGCACAGAACTTATACAAAGAAATATCGATTACACCAAAAAGAAGACCAGAACCACCTGTCAAACAAAAAGCATACAGAGGGTTTAGCACGGTAAATCCTGAGAACAACAGTTTTCAGCAGTATGATTTGTCTTTAATCAAACAAGACTTACTGAATCATTTCAACATACGCCAAGGTGAAAAGATAAACAATCCTGCATTTGGTTGCATTATATGGGACGCTTTGTATGAACCACTTACTACAGAACTAAAAGATGCAATTACAGAAAATGTTACAAATATTGTAAATTTTGACCCAAGAACACAAGCCACAGCAGTAAGTGTAACAGAATTTGAAAAAGGAATTCAAATAGAATGTACATTACTGTATAAGGATTATAACATTAGCGAAAACTTACGTTTACAGTTTGATAAAGACATCGGTCTTCTGTGATAGAATTAACCGCTAGTATTATTAAATATCATAAATACTGTAAGTTAAGATAAAGGATTACTGATGTCATCTACCGATAGACAAAATAGACTATTACTAGCTGAGGATTGGCGTAAAATCTATCAAAGTTTTAGAAACGCTGAATTCAAAAGTTATGATTTTGATACCCTTAGAAGGGCAATGATTACCTATCTAAGGAATAATTATCCTGAAGATTTCAACGATTACATTGAAACTTCTGAATATCTTGCGTTAATTGACATCATTGCATTTCTTGGACAAAATATTGCATATAGAGTTGATCTTAATGCAAGAGAAAATTATTTAGAATTAGCAGAACGTAGAGAATCTGTTTTAAGATTAGCTAGACTTTTATCATACAACCCAAAAAGAAACCAAGCGGCGAATGGACTGCTAAAATTTGAGACTGTCACTACAACAGAAAGTGTAGTAGATAGCAACGGAACAAATTTAGCAGAACAAACAATTACTTGGAATGATCCTTCCAACGCAAATTGGGCAGAGCAATTTCAACGGGTTTTAAATTCTGCTTTACCTGAAAACAATATTATAGGAAAGCCAGGAAAGTCTACGCAACTTAATGGTGTGTTAACACAATCTTATAGATTCAATTCTTCAAGTGCAGATGTTCCAGTATTCAGTTTCAGTAAAGGAGTAAACGGACTTCCTACTACTTTTGAAATAGTATCAACTGATATAAATTTAGATAAAGATATAATCCAAGAAGAAATTCCATTACCAGGAAATCAAGTTTCGTTCTTGTATAGAGAAGATGGCAGAGGAAACGGAAGTAGTAACACAGGTTACTTTATGCATTTTAGACAAGGTTCTTTGAATTCTGGAGAGTTCAACGTAGACAGTCCAAGTGCTAATCAAAGAATAAACATCGAAGCTTCTAACATTAACGACACTGATGTCTGGTTGTATAAACTAGATGGAAACGGACAAGTTGAAAAATTATGGACGAAAGTTGATGCTATCGAAGGCAACAACGCAATCTACAATGGATTAGCAAAAAATATTAGAGACTTTTACGTTGTACAAACGAGGAAAGATGATGAAATAACTTTTGTGTTTGCGGACGGAACTTTTGGTAATGTGCCAAATGGATTGTTTAGAACTTTTTATAGACAAAGTGCAAACAGATCTATGCGTATATCTCCTGAAGAATTAACTGATATTGATTTAAGCATAGACTATGTTAGTAAGTCAGGTAAATTAGAAACTTTGACATTAGGTTTAGAATTAAAAGATGTTGTTACAAATGCTAGTATAACAGAAACAAGTGCTAGTATTAGAACAAATGCACCACAAACTTACTACACACAAAATAGAATGATAACAGGTGAGGATTATAATATTGCTCCACTTACATCTAATCAGGAAATTGTAAAAGTAAAATCAACCAATAGAATTTCAAGTGGTATTAGTAGATATTTTGATTTAAAAGATGTGACTGGAAAATATTCTAGCACAAACCTATACGGATCAGATGGTATACTTTATAGAGAATCTTATGTAGCTAAAAATAGTTTTACATTTAGTAATCAAACTGATATAGAAGGACAGATTGAAAACCTAATTTTACCTACCATACAAAGCAGAGCAGTAAGTAATTTTTATTTTAGTAACTATGCAAAAATTATTGTTAGTGATCTAAATGCAGTTTGGGTACAAAGTACAAAATCTACTAATCAATCAACAGGATTTTTAAACAGTGCTAGTAACAATCCATATCAAGTTGGAGCGTTTACAGGAGGTTCTTTAAAATATGTTGAAGCTGGTGCATTATTAAAATTTGTACCACCAGCAGGATTTTATTTTATAGGTCAAGGAGAACTGACTAGCGATGCAACTGCAAAAGGTGCAAGCAGTTACAAATGGGTAAAAGTTATTAGTGTAAGTGGTGCAGGAACATCAGTTGATACAACAACTGGACAAGGACCTATAGTGTTTAATGAAATACTACCAAAAAATAGTGTGCTTGAAGAAGTAAAACCTAAACTTGTTAAAGATATTACAAGTGATGTAAGATCGCAAATAATTGATCAAGTCTTTGCATATAAAACTTTTGGATTAAGATATGATCAAGTCAATAGAATTTGGCGTGTAATTATTAATGAGAACCTAAATATTTACGATACATTTAGTAACGGTAAAACAGGTGATGTAACAAATAACCAATTAGATGCTAGTTGGATAATTCTATTTGAAACGAATGGTGAAAAGTATACAGTCACTAACAGAGGATTAAGATACATCTTTGAAAGTGATAAAGAATTATCTTTTTATTATGACGGACAAAATAAAATTTATGATTCTGCAACAGGACAATTAGTAAAAGACAAAATTAGTATTATGAATTTTAATACTGTACCAGATGGTTTACAAAATTTTAATAATGACATCAATTGGGAAATAGTAAAAGAATATAGAAATCTAGATGGATACGTGAATAGCAAAAAAGTAGAAGTCAGCTTTTTTGATCTTAATGACGACGGATCAATTGACGATCCAGATATTTTTGATAATGTTGTTGCTCCTGAAACAAATAGCTTAACAAAATACATTTTCTTAAAAAGAGAACTTTCTGATCAAGGATTTAACAAATACAATTACTATGATAGAGGATCTGAAATTATTGTAAAATCTAGCGAGGTTGAAATAGGTGCATATACCCAATACGAAAACGATCCAACAATATTCTATATTGTAGATCAGAATAATTTTAAAATATTAAGCGGTGGTAGTTTAAGTTTGACAAGTGATTATACTGCATTTGTTGGTAGAGATAATTTAAAATTTCATTACATTCATAGTGCTGATGAAAGCAATAGAATAGATCCAAGTGTATCTAATATAATTGATGTATACATGCTTACAAAAAGTTATGACAGTGCCTTTAGAAGTTATTTAGACGGAACAAGTAGCGTGAAACCTTTACCGCCTAGCGTTGATTCTTTGTTTCAACAATACGGACAAAATATTAACAAGATCAAATCAATAAGCGATGAAGTAATTTACCATCCCGCAAAATACAAAATTCTTTTTGGAAGTAAAGCAGAAGAAAATCTACAGGCAGTTTTTAAAGTTGTAAAAAACACAGAGAATGTAGTTAATAATAATGATATTAAAGTAAGAGTAATTTCTGCAATTAATTCTTATTTCTCTTTACAAAATTGGGAATTTGGAGAAACTTTTCATTTTACTGAAATGGCAACATTTGTAATGAATGCAATGGCGCCAGACTTGTTAAACTTTTTAATTGTGCCTAAACAAGGTACATTAACTTTTGGTAGCTTGTACGAAATAAAAAGTGAAAACGATGAAATATTTGTAAGTGATGCAAAAGTTGCAGATGTTGAAATTATTGATTCTGTTACAGCGTCAAGAATACAAGCCGCTGGAAATGTTGTATCAGCAACTAATACAAATAATACAGGTATACAAAGCCAGGCATTAAGCGTAACAACTACTTCAACTACATCCACAACTACGTCCTCATCTACTCCGTCAACTTCAAGTACAAGTACATCAAGCAGTAATCAATCTAGCACAGGATCTGGATCAAGCGGAGGCGGTAGCAGTTCTGGAGGCGGTGGTAGTTCCGGAGGAGGAGGTTCAAGCGGCGGTGGCGGCGGAGGCTATGGATACTAATGGCGCAAGACGAAAAACCAATCCAGACTGGAAAAGATGAAAAAAGAGAAGTAGCATCTTTACTTCCTAGATACTTTAGAACCACTGCAAACAGAAAGTTTCTAAGTAGCACACTTGATCAAATGATGCAACCAGGTGTCATTGAGAAAGTAGACGGCTTTATAGGAAGACGTGATGCAAAAGCATTCAAGGCTGATGACAACTACCTGTCTGACGTATCCGATGATAGAGAAAATTATCAATTAGAACCTGTAGCTACAATTACAGACGATCTAGGTAATAATACATTATATAGAGATTATAGAGATTATGTAAACAGTGCTAAAATTAGAAATGCAGATACAAGCAATCATAGTCTTTTAAATAGCCAAGAATACTATGCTTGGGAACCACACATTGATTGGGATAAGTTTACAAATTTTAGAGAGTATTATTGGTTACCTACTGGTCCTAACAGCATTCCTGTTTATGGTACAGCAAGAGATATAGAAAGCACATTCAAGGTTACAAAACAAAATAATGTAGATAATGACGCCTACGCTTTCTCTGAGGAAAATATTGTTAGCAATCCAACACTTACATTATACAAAGGACAATCATATACATTTGATATAAATGCTACAGACATGCCGTTTAGCATTAGGACATCTATTAATGTTGACGATGATTCTAATCTTTACAATGAAGGAGTAAGCCAACAAAAAATTGAAAATGGAAAGATTACTTGGAAGATTGATTTAGAAGCTCCTGATAGTTTATATTATGTTAATGGAAATGATATAGAAGCAAGCGGATTAATAATCATTAAAAATATAATAGACAATACTTTTTTAGATGTAGACTTAGATATTGTAGGTAAGAAAACCTACAAAATGCAAAACGGATACGAGTTATCCAATGGAATGAAGTTAGAATTTTTTGGAGATGTATCTCCCTCTAAATATGGAGAAGGCACTTGGTACGTTGAAGGAGTAGGAGATAGTATAAAACTAATAGCTGAAAGTGATTTGAGTGTTAGTGCAGGCTATCTAAGTGATATTAAAACACAATTTGATGGACAAGCATTTGATGCTTTACCATTTGACGATGCATTATCATACACAAACCAAAAAGATTATATTGTCATTAACAAAGGATCTAAAGATAGAAACCAATGGAGTAGATATAACTTATGGACTCATAAATCTGTAATTGAAACAACTAGTGCAATTAATAACACAGCGGTAACTATTGATCAACAATTTAGAGCTACAAGACCTATTATTGAATTTGAAGCTGGATTAAAACTGTATAACTTTGGTACAGAAGCAAAGACAGCAGTTGATCTTGTAGATACTGTGACAACAGATGTGTTTTCTGATATTGAAGGTCAAGTTGGTTACTTTGTTGACGGCACAGAACTAGTAACAGGTATGCGTGTTTTATTTACTGCTGACCCAGACTCTCTTGTAAACGGAAAAATTTATACGGTAACATTTATAAATCAAAATGGTACAAATCAAATTGCCCTTAAAGAAACTACAGATACCACACCATTATTAAATCAAACTGTGTTGGTAAAAGCAGGTACAAATTTTAGGGGAACAATTTTTTACTATGATGGAACTAGTTGGAAGCAAGGTCAAAACAAAACTGGTATTAACCAAGCGCCTGTTTTTGATCTGTATAATGATGCAGGTACACCACTTTCATCTTTAGAAGGAAGTACTTTTGCAGGTAATAAGATTTTTTCTTATAAAACTGGTGTCGGATCTAACGACACTGAATTAGGTTTTCCTTTATCTTATAGAACGATTGAGAACAGTGGTGATATAACCTTTGATTTTAATTTACTGAATGATACATATCAATATGATGTATTGACAGATGTTTTGACAGTAAAAACAGATACAGCATTACTTAGAAAATATACAGCCAGAACAACTTTTTCTAGCGTATCGGGTTGGAAAAAAGCTCCTATGTTATCAGAGCAACCAGTTGTGTTGCAATACGTGTCAGGGCCAAGGACAAACAATTTTATTATAGATTGTTATCTGCGAAGCGGCGATCTAAATGATTTGAAAGTAAAAATTTATGTTGATAATGTAAGAATGTATGACACAACTGATTATACTATTTTTAGACAAAATGGTTATGCATACATTAAGTTCAACACTGATTTACAACTAAATCAAAAAGTAGTTATAGAATCAACATCTGCAACTTCAAAAAATCATAGAGGCTATTACAAGTTTCCTATTAACTTTGAAAAAAATCCTATGAACGAAAACGTAGTTGATTTTACGTTTGGTGAGGTTTTAGATCATGTAAGCAGTATAGTTGATAATGTAAATGATTTTACAGGAAGTTTTCCAGGAGTTGGAAATTTAAGAGACTTAGGTCCGGTATCGCAATTTGGATTGCGTTTTGTACAACATTCTGGACCAATTAATCTTGCTTTGTTTAATTTAACAAGCAAAGATTACAATATGATAAAGGCAATTGAATATTCTGGTAGAGAATATATCAAACAAAAAAGAGAATTTCTAAGAATAGCAAATGAACTAGGTTTTGAATCAGATGATAAAACGCATGTAGATAAAATTTTATTAGAACTTACTAAGACTAGAGGCACAAAGGATCCTTTTTATTTTAGCGACATGATTCCATTTGGTGGAGACACAGTTCAAGAATATGAAATAGAAGATACAAGTCAAACAATTTTTAATCTTACAAGAACTGTATCATTTACAAATCTAAATGAAAACGCTGTATTGATATATCTTAATCTTGAACAATTAATAAAGGACAAAGATTATACTTTAAGCACAGATGGCTTTGTAACTATAACAACAAATATTAAAGCAGGCGACAAAATCAAGATCGTAGAATACGAAACTACCGATGGTTGTTGGATACCTCCTACGCCAACTAAATTAGGATTATATCCTAAGTACCAACCACAGATATTTTTAGACGACACTTATATCTCAACAATACCAGACAGTACAGGACCTTATAAAATTTACGGTATTGATTCTACAACTACCAAAGGATATAAAAACAAGCTAGGTTGGTTCTATCCATTGTTTACTGATGAAACTTCAGCACAGGCATTTGATAAAAACAATGGCGGAACAGGACTTGCTCATACTCACAAGTTTGATGGCCATAACAGAATTTTCTTCATGCCAAATTCTTCCATGAGTCATGCTACTGGCGACACTATAGAATATCCTGAATGGGAAGTTGCGAAACCTGTGCTTCAAGGTCATGATGGATCTATATGGAGATGCTTTGGTGATTTTAGAGATAAGTTGTTGTTGGAATATGAAAAAAGAATTTACAATAATTTAAAAATATCTTATGATGAAAACGTAATAGATTTAGCAGACTTTATTGAAACTGATTTTAGACCAACTGGATTTACTAGAAAAAATATTAGCAAGGTAATTATATCTGAATTTAACGCTTGGTTAGAAACTGTAGGAGTTCCAGATTATTCTACAAATAAAGTTTTCACTAGGGGTAATAGTTTTACATATAATTATTCTTACTTTGGTAATCCATACAATAAACCACTTCCAGGATTTTGGAGATCAATTTATAAAGATATTTTCAACACAGATAGACCTCACACTCATCCTTGGGAAATATTAGGATATAAATTAAAGCCAGACTGGTTTGACGATGTGTACGGTCCTGCACCTTATACAAGAAATAATAATTTACTATGGCAAGATTTAAGCAAAGGTATAGTTAGAGAGCCTAATAAAAAAATTGTTTACAGAAATAAATTTAAAAATAGTGATATTTTAAAATATATTCCAGTTGATAAAAATGGAGATCTGTTGAGTCCTGCAGAAATTGGTTATGCACAGGGAGGAGTTGATAGCACATACGGAATAGATTTTAGATTTGGTGATGAAGGACCTGTAGAAACTGCTTGGAGAAGAAGTTCTCATTATCCGTTTGCACTAGTAAAGGCTTGGTCATTACTACAACCTGCACAGTATTTTGGGCTTGCATTTGACAGAAGTAGAATTGCTAGAAATGAAGCAGACCAATTAGTAAGAACCGATACGTCAAAAAGAATTGAATTGTCAACACTACAGTTTCCTAATAGTGCAAACGATCAAAATAGAGTTTTAACAGCTGGCCTTGTAAACTACATGCAAGGATATTTGTCTGCAAATGAAACGTTACGATTTAACGAATATTCAAATAAACTAAAACGCATAGAAAACAAGTTAGGTTGTAAGATTGGTGGATTTACACAAAAAAATAAATTTAGACTTATACTTGATAGTAGAACACCTACAAATGAAGGTAATATTTTTATTCCGGAAGAAAATTACAATATAGTCTTAACAAAAAGTGTTCCTACTAATGTATATTCTTATAGTGGTGTCATTGTAGAAAAATTACCAAGAGGTTTTAAAGTATCAGGTTACGACAAAGATAGTCCAACATTCAAAACATATCCTGTTCTAAAGAAAGCAACTGATCAAGTAGTTAACATTGGTGGTATAAGTGAAAACTTCTTAACATGGTCAACAGGAAAAGTATATGAACCTGGACAAGTTGTTGACTTCAAAGGCACATATTATAGAGTGAAAATTGGTCATACTAGTAGTGATGCTTTTAATACAGATAATTTTCAACAAATGGCAGACCTTCCAACAGAAGGTGGAGCCAATGCTACATTTGCTACTAACTTTGACAACGAAATTTTTGAAGTCAGCTACGGTACAGTATTTCCAGAGATACAAGATGTAGTAGATTTCATGCTTGGTTATCAAGAATACCTACAAAGTTCAGGATTTATTTTTGACACATATAATAAAACACTGCAAGAAATTGAGAACTGGAAATTAAGTTGTAAAGAGTTTATGTTTTGGACTACGCAGAATTGGGGCGAAGGTGCTGTATTAACAATCAGTCCTAGTGCTAGACAAATTGCATTTACAAATCCATTTGCAGTGGTTGATGATATCTATGATAATTTTTATGATTACAGTCTTTTGAAAGCAGACGGTAAAAGATTACTTGCAGATTTTGCAACAACAGAAAGAGATACAACAAACGATTTTGGAATGTATGTTAAGAATACTCAAGAAGGAATATATCATTTAAAAATTCCTACAGTACAAACTGAACATGCAATTATTATTGATAACCAAACAGTATTCAATGATAAAATTTATACCAGACCACAAGGATATAGACAAGAAAGAATCAAGGTAAAAGGATATAAAAGTGATGGCTGGAATGGAGGCTTAAATGTTCCAGGATTTATTTTCTCAGATGCAACAGTATACGAATGGACAGCTTGGCAAGATTATAAAATTGGTGATTTAGTAAAATATAAGCAGTATTTTTATGTCGCTAATAGAAACATTGCAGGCTCTAGCGTATTTAATGATAGGGCATTTGTACTGTTAAACGGAAAACCTAAGTCAGAACTTCTTCCTAATTTTGATTACAAAGCAAAACAATTCGAAGATTTTTACGATTTAGATAGTGATAACTTTGATATAGAACAACAAAAACTTGCTCAGCATTTAATAGGATATCAAAAAAGAAAATATTTAGAAAACATTATTCCAGATGATGTTAGTCAGTACAAATTTTTCCAAGGTATGATTCAGGACAAAGGTACCAAAAATGTTCTTACAAAATTATTTGATAAATTAGGAAGCATCAACAAAGATAGCATAGAATTTTTTGAAGAATGGGCAGTAAGGGTAGGACGTTACGGTGCAACTGAAGGTACTGATACTTTTGAAGTTTTATTGGATGAAAGTAAGTATAGATTAGAACCGCAAACAGTTGAACTAGTTGATGTAGTACCTCCACAGGACACATCATTAGTATATAAAATTGATAGGAATAATGTTTACGTCAAATCTAAAAATTATGACCATAAGCCTTTACCTACAAAGTATTTTAATGATGATAATATTTTTGTACCATCAGCAGGATATGTTAATCCAACAGACGTGTACACAAGTATTTTAAATTATTCACAACTTAAAGATCAAGATATTACAACTTTACAAGCAGGATCTTACATTTGGACTGCACTTGAAAAAGATCAAATAAATTGGGCAGTTTACAAATACATGGCTACCGATTTGAAAGTACAATCAGTTACTGGTACCCAGAATGATGTATTTCAACTTACTTTAAATAACGAACCTGATTTTGAAATAGGAGATGTTATTGGAATCAAAGATGTTAACGATGAAACTGACGGATTTTACACAGTCAATAAAATACAATTGAATGTATTATCCCTAGATTCAACAGACAGCATATCAGACTCAACAGCAGATTACACAGGTGAAGGATTCTTAACCAAGTATAAAAAAGTAAGAGTTTCAAATCTTACTGAAGCAAATGAAAACATAAAAGACGGAGGTATTACTCCGTTCTCATTAACAGGAAGTTCCGCGGCTGGCCAAACTATATGGGTAGATGATGACGACACAGGTAAATGGATTGTTTTAAAAAGTAAACAGGTATATGAACTTAAACCTAATATTTTGAATACAACAGCAGGATTATTAGATAGCACTCAAAAAGATTTTGGATCAAGTGTAAGTGTAAGTCAGGATAATAATACTGTAGCAATTACAGCACCTAAAGATTTAAATGGCAGTGTTTATGTCTTTACGAGGCCTAGTGATAATACAGAATTAGGATTATTGCAACAAATAGACGAACAGGCTTTCTTATATGATAGTAATGGTGGGTTTGGAACCAGTGTTTCTATCACACCTGATGGAAAATATCTTGCTATAGGGTCACCAAATGCATCAAATGTTAAATCAAAATTAAAAGGCGACTATGTCAATACAGAAGCATACGCTTCAGGAGATATAGTTTTATATAGTGATCAACTTTGGAGAGCAAAAAGAAATGTAACAGCAGATGCAATACAGACTTTTGAAAGTCATGCATCTAATCAACAAAGTATATCAGACGATTACAATGCAGAAACATCACAATATCCTGAAATAGTATTCATGATGCGTGGAAACTATAGTATGCCTACAGAAGCAACAGATCACGTTTTAATCAGAGCTGAAAAAGAACAATGGGAAGGAACCAAGCCAGGTGATAAACTTACACTGAAATGGAATCAGTTTACAACAACATCAGCAGGAGGAGTATTGCCTTTCAACGGAGATCCTATTTTAAATGCAAACTTCTTTAACGGACAACATATCATTGTTGGTAAAGTTAAAATGGTTGTTGAAATTGTTAGTGCTTTGGCAACTCCTGATGTTGGCGACGAAATAACTACTGATACAGCAAGAGCAAAAGTACAATACAGATTTATTGACAATGATAACAGGCTGATTCTTTACCTAAATGATGTAAATGGTCAACTAGAAACTTCTGGAACAATATTACAAAATAATATTACAATAGGAACTTATAATGCAGTCAACCATATTGCTGACAACTATCATACAGGTTGGTGGTACATAAATGTTGGAACATCATTTAACAGTACAAATTTACAAGAGACAAAGCCAAATCTAGTCGTACAAAATATTACACTCGAAGGCGATACTACAAACGATCCTGCTTTTACAAATATTCTTGATACTAAACAAAGCGAAGATATTGTAAACAATCCAACTAGAGCAAGTTATTACGCTGTTCTAAGTCACCAGCAAGGAGCAACTGAAATAAACCTCTTAGATTCAAGGTGGGTAATTAGAACAGAATTAGCACACGGAAATAGTTTAACAGTTGGAGATAAATTTAGAACCTGGATAAACGACATATATGTAAGCGGAGTAAGACAAGATCCTTCAGCAATAGGTTTGGATTATACCTATGTAAACAACACTGAACATACTATTGCAGATATTTGGAATGGTTGGGTTGACGTACGACTTACAAATTTTGATTTGAATGGTGATCCCTTCTTACCTAACATAGGAGATATAGTAACTGATACTGCTACAGGAAGCACAGCTGAAGTTGCTTATATTCAACGTTCATTTGCAATAGCAAGATTTTGGCTTAAAAATAGAAACGGAACATGGTCAAGGGGAAGCGACTTTTCTGAACCAAGTAATTGTACATTTATCGAAAATGATTCAACAGTAAGAACTGTTGGTCCGATTAACAATACACATGTTGAAAATAATTTATCAGGACCATTACTGGTTGTAGACAAAGGATCAAACATAGAAATTCCTACAGGAAATAGCTTTATTCAAGATACAGAATATTGGATTTATTCTAGCAACACTATACAAGGAATATCAGATAGTGCAAATCCTCCAGGAGCATTAAATCTAGACTGGACTAGAGTTTATAACATACCTCTCAACTCAAGCGGTTACACTGCGGCAAGTGATATGGATGCTCAAGGCACATTTGCTATATACGAAAAAAGAGGTGCAACCTATCAATTAATTAACTATTACACTGTTCCTAATGCACGATCTGGAAGAAGGTTAGGAAATAAAGTTGAGTTTAGACAGATAGACGCAGATACATATAAACTTTTTGTACATGCTAAAGGTGATGGAACAGAACACAATCAAGGTCGAATTTACTTTGTAGAAAAAAATGCTACTGAAGATTGGTCTTTAGGTATTGAAAGAAAATACAAAGGCTTTCATAGAACTTCTGCAGTTTATTTTGAAGGAGACCTAGTAAGGTTTGGCAATGAAATATATGAAGCAAACACTAACACTATTCCTGGAGCATTTAATTTAGCTTTATGGACCCGTAAAACAAGCGGATTAGATTTGCTAGGATATGTGCCTAATGATACTAATTTTAGTATAAGTGAAAGTGTTTTAGAACAAAACAAATTGGAAGCATTTGGAGAAAACTTTGATGTAAGTAAATCTGCAGATGTTTTAATTGCATCATCTATGTATACGAGTCAATATCAAATTGATTCTACTGATGGAACATTATTATATGCAGAAGGCGATGCAGTAGATAGTTCACTCGCCAGTACCAAAATAGTTGTATACAGAAAAGTTGCAGATCAATATGAATATAGTCAAATTCTTGAACCTTTTAATCAGTTTGAAGATTATGGTAGAAGCATAGCTATATCAAATGACGGAAAGAAAATTGCAGTGGGAGCTCCGTTTAATAGTGAACTAGTTCCAAACGGTGGTTGTGTATATATCTATGTGCAAAACGGAACAACATTTTCATATAGACAAACCATACGTCCGAGAGATAAACAGCCAAACACACGTTTTGGTTTTAAATTAGACTTTGACGGAAATACATTAGCAATTACTTCACGTGGCGGTGACTTAGAAAAAGTAACAACATTCGATCAATCTTCAACACAATTTGATAATGCAAGTACAGAATTTAAATTAATAGACAATGATAGCGGTCTAGTAAGTATATATGAAACAATCAACGATACATTATTGTATGCCCAAGACTTTGCATATAATACAGATACGCAAGACTTTGGAAATATCATGCGTGTAAATGATAATCACATTTACTTAGGATTGCCTAAACAACAAGTCAATTTAACAAATGAAATTGACAGAGGACTAGTCGCAGAATATAGAAAACCACAAGGTATGACAAACTGGACTATTGCTAGAAGTCCAGTAGATCCTGTAGACACATCAAAATTAAAAGGAGTATACTTATTTGATAAAACTGATAATAGTTTAGTTACATACTTAGATTACATAGATCCATTACAAGGAAAAATATCAGGCATAGCAGATCAAGAAATTGATTTTAAAGTAAGTTATGATCCTGCGAGATATAGTGTCAGCACTATTGATTCTGTTACAGCTTATCCAATGGATTATACAGCAGAAAAATGGATAGGAAAGATTTGGTGGGACATCGGAAGTGCTAAATTTATAAACTTCCATCAAGGAGATGTAATTGAATCCACACAAAACTTTAACAAATTATTTCCAGGTTCTGTTGTAGATGTTTATGAATGGGTAGAGACTACATTACTTCCTAGCGAATGGGATGAACAATCTGGTTCTGAAGCTGGATTAACACAAGGTATTAGTGGTACAACAAAGTACGGTGACAGTGCATATAGTGTAAGACGAAGATACGATACAGCTACACAAACATTTACAAATTATTATTATTACTGGGTAAGGAATAAAGCTACTTTACCGTCAGTTGATACTAGAAGAACAAGTGCATTTGATGTGGCGGCCGCAATATCAGATCCAGCATCAGCTGGTACAAGATTTGTTGCTCCTTTAGGATCAAACAGATTTAGCTTGTTCAATTGTGAACCATTCATTAAAGACAAAAATGTTGGTATAAGTTGGAATTGGTGGACTATAGAAAATCAAGAACAAAATACACACAATGAATATCAAATTATAACAGATGGTTTAGAAACAAGCATACCACGTGCAGATTTAGAACAGAAATGGTATGATAGTTTGGTCGGTTTTGACAAAAACGATAGACCAGTGCCAGATATAAATCTTCCAGTAAGACAAAAATATGGAAACTTAAATGAACCTAGACAATCTTGGTTCGTTAATAAAACTGAAGCTAGAAAGCAGTTTGTAGAAAGAATTAATAAAACATTAAAAGAAAATTTAATTGTTGATGATAAAGATTTAACAAAACTGACTAGAATAGATCCTTTGCCTACAAGTGCAGAAGGAAAGTTTGATACTACTAGTGATAGCTTTGCAGAATTAAATTTTGTAAGTGTTGCTAAAGTTAAACAAGCCAGCCTTACACTAGAAGTTGAAAATGGTAACATCATAAACGTCATAATAAATGATGGTGGACAAGGATATATTAATCCTCCAACTTACACAATATCCGATACACAAGGAACAGGTTGTGAACTTAAATTTACACTAGATGCAAACGGTGCTATATCAGATGTTGAAATTGTTAGTGCAGGACAAAACTATACAAATAACGTTTCTATATTAATAAGAAAATTCAGTGTCCTTGTGCAAAATGATGAGACAGTTGGTGGTAAATGGGCAATTTTTGAATGGATAGGTACCGAATGGCAAAGAACTCTTACACAAGCATATGATGTTAATGCTTATTGGAAATACATTGATTGGTATGCAACAGGATTTAATCAATTTACACCTATATCTTTCCAGCTTTCGTCAAGCTATGAATTATCTGGATTAGGTGATAACATAGGAGATGTCGTAAAAATAGATAATGTTGGAACTGGCGGATGGTTACTGTTACAGAAAAAAGATAATCAAGAGACAGATGATTATTCAATAAATTACAATACGATTGGAAGACAAAACGGTACTATTGAATTTTTGAATAGCTTGTATGATGTAACAAACGAAAATATTGCATATGATGGAGCAAGTTTTGATAAGATATTCTATGACACTGAGCCTGTTGAGGAATTTAGAGTTCTAATAGATGCAATTAAAAATGATATCTTCATAGATGAATTAGCAGGTAAATGGAACGAATTATTCTTTGCAAGTATTAGATACGTCTTTGCAGAACAACCAAATGTAGATTGGGTTTTCAAAACTAGCTTCATAAAAGCAAAACACAATATCGGCGAATTAAAACAAAAAACTAATTTCCAAAACGATAATTTATCAAGTTACGAAAATTTTGTTGAAGAAGTTAAACCATACAAAACAAAAATTAGAGAATATCTAAGTTCGTATGAAAAGATTGATCCTTCTTCAACTGTAATGACCGACTTTGATTTACCTCCAGTGTACAATGCAGACGCAGGAAAAATAATTCCACAGAGTGTTCAAGTGATGGAAAATCAAATTGTTTCAGGAACTTCTGAAATAACAAAATATCCAAGCAAACATTGGGCAGAGAATGTTGGCTTTGAATTGTTAGAATTGAATATAGCTGATGCAGGTAGCGGTTACTCAATACCACCTCAAATTAAAATTTCCGGCGGAGGCGGCTCAGGTGCAGAAGCAAGAGCTTACATAGGTACTAATGGCAGGGTTACAACAGTAGAAGTAACTAAATCAGGAAGCGGTTATCTTTCACAACCAAATGTTGAAATTATCGGATCGTTGGAAGAAGGCGGAACTACTGCTAGATTAAGTCCTGTGTTAGGTAAAGGTAAAGCAAGAGGCATGCATGTAAGATGCAAGTTTGATAGAGTTACTGGAGTATATCTGTTTAGTAAACTTAATGAAACACAAACATTTACAAGTGTTATTAACCAACAGATATTTAATTTAAAATGGCCTGTTCAACTTAAATCTACAAGAATAAAAGTTACAGTTGACGGACTTGATAGTTTACGTAGTGAATATACTTTTGAAAACATTAAAGACACTTCTAAAGGTTACACAAGATATTATGGAAGAATAACTTTTACTCTTCCTTTAAGGACAGGTCAAAATGTTATTATAGAATACGATAAAGCACCAGACTTGTTACAAGCACAAGATAGAATTAATCTTTATTATAATCCAGCAACCGGAATGTATGGAAATGATTTAGGACAAATTTTAGAAGGAATAGACTATGGAGGAGTTGAAGTAAGCAGTTATAGCTTTGGTTCAGGAACTGGTTGGGATTCAGACGAATGGTTTACAACTACATATGATACTTTTGATACAACATTTGATGATGAAATATTCCAAATGGATGGTAGCACAGAAATATTTAATTTATCAAAGCCTTTAGAAAATGGTGTTGTGTACAATGTATATCTGAACGGAACAAGAATTGATGATCCTAATTTTGGAACAAATGCACAAACGAATGCCAATGCAGTATTACAAAGTATAGTAGGTGCAGGACAAACAACAGTAGAAATTACAAATGATGTACAAAAATTTGTTGCTAATGATGTTGTGGTATTTAGAAAGACAACATCAGATGGAGCATTTTTACCTGATCCAAGATCTTATGACACAATATTAAGTGGAGGAGATTTACAATTCTTCACTGCTAAAGGAATCAATCCAGAAGAGATTATTGTAGACGGAGATGGATTTGTAACACCTACAACATCTAAAGGACCTGAAGAGCAAGTTCCAGGACAAATTTTAGACACTGTAGATATAAGAGTTTTCCATAGACAAAGCAAAGGTGGAAGTCTATTGTCAAGTAACTCTTATAATGCCGACGGCGTAAATGTAGAATTTGGATTTGGAATACAACCGCAAAATAAAGATGGTTTAATTGTTAGGGTAAACGAAATAATACAAAATCAAAAAACATACATTGTTGATTATAGACTTAAAAAAGTTAAATTTAGAACACCACCTAGTGCAGGAGATTTTATAAACATACTTTCTGTGAGCGGCAACGGTGATAACATTGTAGAGTTTGATGAATTCATTGGTGATGGTTGTTCAGTTCAATATGTTACAAAGGCTCGCTGGAGTGCTAATCTAGATTATTATGCAACTGTAAATGGCAAGCAGGTAGAATCAGTCTTAATTGCAAGTGATGATAGTGGAGCTGAAGATACCAAGGCAGTGCTATTCTTTGGTAGTCCACCACCTGATCAAAGTGTTATTAATTTTGCAATCTACAGTAAAATAGATAGTTTCAGTAAATTAGAAACGCAAGAATTTACTGGTGATGGATCAACAGTAAACTTTACTCTTGCTAAAACTCCTTACAGTGCAAAACCAAACAGTCATAATGTTATTGTAAAACAAGGAAATAAAATTTTAAATCCTGGTTACAATCAACAATTTAATGTTGAAGATGGTGTGCGTGAATACTTTTTAGAAATTTGGCAAAGACCTATAGGAAGTTTTGACAACTCAGACGTGTTGGTATTGTTAAATGGTACTGAATTAAAAATTGCAACTGAATATAATATACGTCCTGCAAATAGTTCTATAATATTAGAACCTGGAATAGGCACAGACGGAGATAAATTAGAAGTTTATATTAGAACAGATGGGGATTATGCATTTGGTAGTATACAAGTTATAAACAATCAAAACACATGGGTCGATAGTGGTAATGTATTACAATTAAATACTGCTCCGGCAGAAGGAGAATTGCTGACAGTATATACATTTAACAAACATGATTTCCAAGACTTTGAAAGAATTAATTTTGATGTTGTTGCTAGATCAACATTGTCAGTTGGAACCGATGATCATATTCAATACAATCATTTAAAGGCTGGATTAGTTAAATTACGTAACCCAGCAATAGATGCACAATTTGTTTGGTTGACAGTAAATGGTATTTTGAAAACTCCAAGCGTTGATTATAAATTAACTGATGATAAGAAATTTGTAAAATATAATGGAATATTAAATGATAATGACGTAATAGAAGTAATACAATTCAGTGCAACAGGAGCAACAGAACCTAAGTTTGGATTTAGTCAGTTTAAAGATATTCTTAATAGAAACATATATAAACGTTTAGGTGATGTAGCACCAATCAAACTTGCACAAGATTTACTTGTAACAGACAAAGAAATTGTATTAGATGATGCAAGCACAATAAGTTCTCCTGATAAAACTAGTAGTGTACCAGGAATTATATTCATTAATGGAGAACGTATAGAATTCTTAATTAGACAGGGTAATACTTTACGCCAAATACAGCGTGGTACGTTTGGAACAGGTGCACCAGAAGTGCATTTTGCAGGAAGTGATGTATATAACCAAGGTATCCAACAAACTGCTCCATATGCAGATCAAACAATTACTGATACACAAATAGGTGACGGTTCAACTTCGGTATTTGATCTCGGATTCACACCTAATTCAGTAAATGAATTTGAAGTTTTTGTTGCTGGTAAACGTCTAAGAAAAACAGAAATTCAGGTATTTGATCCAACAAAAGATCAAGATAGTCCAGAAGCAGATATTACTGCTCCTGCAGAATTCTCAGTCACAGGTAATACGCCGGCAGTAACTTTGTTAAATACACCAGCAAGTGGTGTTAAGGTACAAATTATACGCAGACAAGGTACAGTTTGGGCAGATCCTGGAGTTTCGCTTAATGATTCGGAAAGTTCGGTAGCACGTTTCTTTAAGGCAGAAAAGGTGGAGCTACCAAAATAAATACAGTTGTAGGAAAACATTATGATTGACAAACTTAAAGAAGAAAACGGAGTTTTACTCCAAGGACACATTAAAATAACCAACCCGGAAACAGGTGAAATATTAGTGGATAAACGCAATGCTATCCATTATGAAAACATGAGTATTTCACTAGCAGAAAGTTTAGCTAATGCTGGAGAAGGTTTTATATATCAAATGGCATTTGGAAACGGTGGTACTAGTATCGATCCTACAGGTATTATTACGTATCTAACACCAAATTCAACTGGTACAAATGCAAGTTTATACAATCAAACATTTATTAAGGTAGTTGACGATAGAAGTGTGAATAACACAGATCCTGCTCGTAATAAGATAGAATCAAGACATGTAAGCGGAACTAACTACACGGACATATTAGTAAGTTGTTTACTAGATTATGGTGAGCCTACAGGACAGGATGCCATTGATAATGCAACAAACGCAGACAGTTTGTATGTATTTGATGAATTAGGTTTAGTAAGTTATAGTCCTTCCGGACAGGGAAGATTGTTAACTCACGTAATTTTTCACCCAGTACAAAAGAGTTTAAATCGTCTGGTACAGATAGATTACACTGTAAGAGTACAAAGTTTATCAGGATTTAATGAATAATGGCTTATACTATTAATTACTCAGACAGCAACAAAGGTACTATATCAATTGAAGATAGTACAATTAATCAAGCTACCAGCTTAGATATTCCAGGACGTAATACAACAAGTTATGGATCAGTTATTGCAGAGAGCTTTTTACACTTATTAGAAAATTTTGCAAATAACGCGGCACCACGTAATCCTGTGCAAGGACAATTATGGTATGATAGTTCAACTGGTGTAAACACATTGAAGTTATATGATGGTACTGGTTGGATTAATGCAAGTGGATTGAAAAAAGGAAATAATGCTCCTGATGTGAGTTCTGCTTTGACTGGAGACCTTTGGTCAGATACAGATAATAATCAGCTTTATATTTTTACTGGTTCTGGTTGGACACTGGTTGGCCCAGAATACAGTGACGGTTTATTGACAGGATCTAAGCCTGTTGTAGTTACAGGTAAAGATGAAATAAACTATACCATACTACAAGTTGAAGTTGGGGGAAGTCCTGTTGCAATTTATTCAACAAAAACTTTTCAACCTAAATCAACTATTGTTGGATTTACAATTATTCAACCAGGACTTAACTTATCAAATGCTGACATAGGTGGTGCCGGTGTAGGAAAATTTTTAGGAACAAGTGAAAAAGCAGAAAATTTAGTTATAGGCGGAGTCAGTGTTTCAGCTACAAACTTTTTAAGAAGTGATGTTTCAAGTACATCAAATGAACAAATTGTTATTAGTAACAACAAAGGTTTGCAAGTAGGACAAGATGCTATTGTTACATTTGACGTACAAGGCACGTCTGGAGTAATTACAAACTTAACGTCAGGTGCACCTATAGATTTCAAAGTTAACAATTTAGGAACACAAGCAAACGTAATTAGAATTGACTCAACAGAAAAGGTAGGAATTAATACTTTATCACCTGCTGAAGCATTAGACGTAGCAGGATCAATACAAGCAAGCACAAATCTTATTATTCAAGGTACTACAGATAGTGCAAGTATTGGTACAGGTGCAGTTAAGATATCAGGTGGTGTAGGAATTGCCAAAAAACTTTATGTAGGTACGGATTTAAATGTTGCTGGGACAAGTACAACTGGATCCATTTTACCAGCAAACACACAAACTTCGAACTTAGGATCAAGTGACAAGAGATGGTCGCAAGTACATGCAGTTGAATTTAGAGGTAATTTAGTAGGAAACATTACAGGTACAGTTACAGGTGGCGCGGCAAACGCAAACAAATTAACTAGTGCATCGACTTTTGAACTGACAGGAGACGTAAGTTCAAATCAAATTACCTTTGATGGACAAACTGGTGGTACTACAAAAACTTTTAACACATCTATAAGCAACACTTTTATTGCTAACAAAACTTTAACTACGACTCCAAATAATGATGATGAAATTATTATTAACAGAATATCAGGTGATGAAACAGGCGTATTTAAAATTTCACAACAAGCATTAGTAAGCTCGGTACCTGTTATTCCAATTGGAACTATTGTGCCTTTTGCGGGTGTAAGCACTCCTGCAGGTTGGTTACTTTGTGATGGAACGGAAGTAAGAATAGCAGATTATTTAACATTGTTTAATACAATACAATATCAGTTTAAAGATCAAAGCCAGGTTACATCGGGACAATTTGGTTTACCTGATTTACGTGGTAGATTTCCTCTTGGTGCTGACAACTTGGGTGGCACAAGTGCAAATAGAGTATCAGATGTAAACGCTGACACAGTTGGATTAGCATCTGGTGTTGAAAGTAGAGCAATTGATGTTAGAAATTTACCAGAACACGAACACGATTTAAGATCACCAAAAGGTGCTCAGTTTTATGTTATCTTAGATGATAGTGGCACTCCACAAGATGCTGACACTATTTCTTATGATGCTCCTACTGGTACAGGTGCAGGACAAGCTAGAACATCATCAGGTGGTGTGCTTAACAGAAGAAATATTGCATACAATCAAAATACAGGTGTTGAAGAATACCAAACATTTGATATTACAGAACTTGGAACACCATACAACGTAATGAATCCGTTCTTGACAGTTAAGTATATCATTTATACAGGAGTTGGGGGCTAATGGCATATCAAATTAATAAAACAAGCGGCGCTTTACTTGTAAATCTAGCAGACGGACAAATTGATGTAGCATCAACGGATATTACATTAATAGGAAAAAACTATTCAGGTTTTGGTGAAGCAATAAACGAAAACTTTGTAAAAATGTTGGAAAACTTTGCGAATGCAAGTGCTCCGGCAAATCCTTTAGCTGGTCAAATTTGGTGGGACACAGCATCATCTAGATTGAAAGTATATACAGGTACTGCTTGGACTACTGGTGGAGGACCATTAGTAGGTCCGGCTAGACCAACAATGGTGGCAGGCGATCTTTGGATTAACAATGATCAAAATCAATTATACTTTTTTGATGGAACTGATTTAGAATTAGCAGGTCCAATTTATAATGCTTTTCAAGGACGTTCAGGGCCGCAGGTTGTTACAGTTCTAGATAACACTGGAACAAGTAGAACTATTGTAAAATATTGGGTTGGAGGTACTCTAGTAGGATTATGGAGTAAGATTGCTTTCAGTCCGCAGAACATTGACACAATACCAGGCTTCACAGGAGATGTTGTAAAAGGATTTAATGTTGTAGATAGCGATTTTCTATTTGCAGGCACAGCAACAAGAACACAATCGCTTATTGATGCACAAGGAAATGTAAGAACAGCAGGACAGTTCCTTGCTAGTGATTCAGATGATTCAACGAGTGGTGCATTAACTGTAAGAAACAATAATGGAATGACAGTTGGATTGACTGATAACCATGTTGTCAAAGTCACTAATTTGGGTGTTGTTGCAGAGAATAACGTTAGTGGTGAAGATTATACGCTGAGAATGACTACTAGCACAGGCAAAGCAGATGCAGTTACAATTAAATCTGCATTAGGTAGAGTTGGAATCTTCAATACTAGTCCAACAGCTACACTAGATGTTGGTGGCGATGTCAATATAACAGGTAATTTAAAGGTAAATGGTACGCAAACTATTATTGATGTTGACACTTTGCGTGTAAGAGATAAACAAATTCAACTAGCAAGAGGTGACGATAGTACTTTATTAACAGATGCACAAGCAGATGAGTCAGGAATCACAGTAGAAGGTTTAAATGGAAACAAAGAATGGCTTTGGAGAAATGCAAATAATGCTTGGACAACAAATGTAAGTATAAATTTAACTGGTTCAGCAAAGCTAAAATACAACGGAATTGACTTAATTGATGGAACAAGTGCTCCTGGACTTACTAGTATTGGTAATTTGACACAGGCAAACATAGGAAACATCAGTTTTACTGGCGGAATAGGTATTAGCACAGGAGTTACAGACGCAAGTGGCAACGGCTTAAACTTAACATTAGCTGGAGACATGAACTATGTTAATCAAGTGAAAATTAGAAATGTAGCAGATCCTATTGCAGATCAAGATGTTGCAACTAAAGCATACGTTGATAGCAGTATTGATTTAGAAGTTATTCCTTTGACGCTAGATATAACAGGTTTAGGTACAGGTTCTACGCTACACTCAAATATCGCTACAATTATTAATGATATTGCTCCGAGTGCAACAAAAATAAACGGTACAGAAGCTAGAGTACACTGTACATCCACTGTAGGAGCCCAAGCAACACTATCTGCGGCGAATTTGAACACTAGTTTCAACAAAAGTTTAGAAGTAGTACAAAAATTAGACGGAAATGGTGCAGATGATGGGTCAGCATCTGTTATAGGAGATGCAACATTTAACGATGTTACTGGTGCAATTACATCAACAGTAGCAAGAACATTAAAATTATTTAGAGTAAACAACGGTTCCTGGGAGTATGTGCAAGACTTAACTCCGGGCAATTTAGTATAAATACATGTAACACATGATTAGGGGTTAATAAATGGCGTACATAATAAATTTAACAAATGGCACACAGTTAACTTCGGTTGAAGATGGAACTATCGACCAAAGCACAACGCTTAAATTAGTTGGTAAAAACTATGCTGGTTATGGTGAAATACAAAACGAAAACTTCGTCCATTTGCTTGAGAATTTTTCAAGTGCAAACCAACCTGCAAGTCCTTTGTCAGGACAGATTTGGTTTGATAGTGCAGTAAAAAAACTAAAATTTTACGACGGAACAAAATTTAGAACAACAGGCGGAGCGGAAGTATCCACTACACAACCAGTTGGACTTACAACTGGAGATTTTTGGTGGGATACCAATAACAATCAGTTATATGCACAAAACGCAAATGGTGGATTTGTCCTAATCGGTCCACAGTCCATAGGTGAAACAGTTTCTGCAATGGTTACAAGTATTGTACGCGACAATAACCAGGTAAACAGAACTATAATCAAAGGTACAGTTGATGATGGTGTTGTATTCATTATAAGTAATGCAGAATTTACAATTGATGCTACAGATCCAAGTAATGTTATTACAGGATTTGATGTTGTAAGACAAGGTTTAACACTAAGAAACACAACAGCGGCTACAAATGGTGTAACAGCAACAGCTCACAGATTCCATGGTACTGCTACAAACGCAGAAAGATTAAATGGTTTGCCTGCAAGTGATTATGCATTGGCAGGAAGTGCAAACTTTACAAGTATCACAAGATTTGCTGACGCAGGTTTTACAGTTGGTGCGGCAAATGACCTTGCTGTGTTTATTACCAACGGTGATGAAGGTGTAATAGAAAATACTGTTGGAACAAAAATTAGATTAAAGGTAAGATCAAGTGGAGGAGTTGCAACTGAACCATTCCATATTCAAAGTGTAGGATTAATTCCAACAACTACTAACACATTTGATATTGGTGATGTAAACTTCAAGTTCAGAAATATGTATGCTACTGCATTTAATGGATTAGCAACTAACGCAATTAACTTACAAGTTGGTTCTAACTATAGAACAGGTGACGTAAGTGCAACAAATAATACTGTAGCAGTAAGAGATTCAAGTGGTAATTTAGCGGCAAACGTTTTCAATGGTATATCTACACAAGCAAGATACGCTGACTTGGCAGAAAAATATACAACTGATAAAAATTACCCTGTAGGAACACTAATGATGATAGGTGGAGAAGCTGAAGCAACTGCATGTGAAGATGAACATGGTATTTGTATTGGAGTAATCAGTACAAAACCTGCTTACTTAATGAATTCAGAAGCCGAAGGACAAGCCGTAGCGTTAGTCGGAAGAGTGCCAGTGCGTATAACAGGTCCGGTAAATAAAGGGGAGCCTGTACACGTTGCTAAAAACGGTACAGCAAGTGTTGATGGAAGCGGAGACATGATTGGTATTGCCTTAGAAAGCAATGACAGGCACGAAGAGACATTAGTTGAATGTATTTTGAAGTTATAAAATAAGGAAGTAAGATGGCAGTAGGCGATACAATTACCGCGGCGAGATATAATATTATCAGAGCAAGGATAGCGGCTGTTCTAGGAAAAGGAGCAGGTGACGAAGGTTATGGACAAGCAATTACAAGTCAAACAGTAAGTGTCGGTGCTACAGTAACAGCACAGGACATGGCAAATTTGTTTGTTGATATTAATAAATGTAGAGTCCATCAAACAGGTAACGCAGTTACTGAAATAGCACAACCATCGATAGGCGATACTGTAGAAGATTCAAACACAACTACAAAAGAAGGTTATGTGCAATATGAAGATTTAAGTATCACTGCTCAATCAGCAAGGTTAAACTTTGCATCCAATCAAGTAGGAATTGAATCAGGAGAAAGCAGTTCAAGAACAGCAGACTGGGCAACTGATATTAATCATATTGTTACTGTAACATTTCCAGGATATAGTGTAACTAATGGTGACGGAACTACAACTGCAATGACAGGCGAAGATCATATGCGTGTATTTTTTAATGCAGGTGGTGCAATACTTTTCAGAGGAACAATTGGATCAGGTAATACTACAATTAATAACGACTGGCGAAACTTAATGACTTCGGTTGGTACTGTAACTTTTGATAGAGATAATACAAGTAATGGTTCTGTAGGAACTAGTTTTGGTTTTGTAAACTTACCTACAGGTTATACCACAATATTCAATAAGACAGCATCTGCTTATAGTGCAAACGACTATCTTATTGAAGGCAAGAAAAACGGAAATGTGCTTTCATTTAGAATAACATTTAACGAAGATAAAGGACCAAATCCAAATTTTGACGAAGCTGTAACAGCAACTACAGGAAGTATAGTTGAATGTAAACGTCCAAACAATATAAATTCCGTAAACATTGGCAAGCCAACTTTCAATACAACAAACAACCTATAATATTAAATAGTAGTGCTTAATGGAGTATTACTATGGATGAAAAGCTAGAAAAAGCTCTTGGTTTTTCTAATTTAGCAACTATTTTGAACAACCAAAAACGGATTCTAAAAGAACAGTATGATGAAGAATTGGTTTTTTATCATGCTGGCGGTAAGTTCAAAGCAGACCGAACTTTGTTTTCTTTTGTATGCAATCTTGACAGTGAAGATGCTGTAATTATAGATGAAAACAGTGTACCAGTCAAGATTGAAGTAGAAGAATTTAAAAATTTAGTAAAGTCTCATTACACAACAGCTAGTGATAATTTTCTCAGCAGATATAAAGCGATTAGCAACAAAAGAAGTGTTGAAGGTATAGTGGATGTCTAATGGCGTTTTATGTTTTGCTAACAATAATGAAATCAATTATATAAAGCAAGCTGAACAGTTAGCAATTCGAATCAAAAAATACATGGGACTTCCTACATCGTTATGCACGTCAGATCAATATTCTAACAGTGGTAAAATTTTTGATAAGATAATAAAATTAAAAGAAGGCCAACCTAACAATAAAAGATATTACGATACAGTTGACTTTAAAACTTTAAACTTCAAAAATTACAGTCGTTGTAAAAGTTATGATCTATCTCCATATGATAAAACATTAGTTCTTGATGTTGATTACATTATTACAAACAATAAATTATCTGATGCATTTATTAATGGGGATTTTAAAATTTACAGACATGGAGTAGATTTATGTCCATGGAGAAAATACAAAGAGTTTGATTTCATAAACGATAAAGGAGTTCCTTTTTATTGGGCAACATGTTTTTACTTTGTAAAAAATCAAGAGCATAAGATTTTCTTTGATCTTCTAAAACACATAAGTGAAAATTGGAATCATTACAAAATGGTATACGATATAGATGCAAGAAATTTCAGGAATGATCATCTTTTCAGTATTGGAATACACATGATGAACGGATTTGAAGATAATGACTGGGCAAAACCTATGCCAGGAAAAATGTACTACACTCTTGATAGAGATGAATTAATTGAAATTGATAAAGAAAAATTAAAGTTCTTACTAGAAAAAGAACATACTCGTAACGAGTATATTTTAGGTTCGATACGTGATGCAAATGTTCATGTCATGAATAAATTTAGTTTGGAAAGATTACTATGACAAAAGGATATGTAATGATAGCATCTGGGAAAGATTATGTAAAACAAGCGTGTCTATGTGCAATGTCAATCAAACTGACACAGAAAATACAGAATGTTTCAATTATAACAAATGATACAGTTGAAAAACAATTTGAAAACCTGTTTGATCATATAATTGAGATACCTTGGCATGAAGAAACAGTTTGTTTTTATGACACACAGAATAGATGGAAAGCATATCACGTAAGTCCATATGAAGAAACTATTGTTTTAGATACAGATATGTTATTTTTAAGTGATCTATCACATCACTGGGAAATATTTAATAGATACGATGTTTGCCTTGTTGAAAAAGTTAGAACATACAAAAATGAAACAGTAACCGATGATTACTATAGAAAAACTTTTACAGAAAATAATTTACCAAATGTGTATAATGCATATCAATATTTTAAAAAGAATGACAACAGTTTGGAATATTATAAAAATTTAAAACATATTGTTAGGAACTGGCAATCATATTACAAAGAATACCTGCCAAAAAATACACCTAGGTTAGATAGTATGGATGTTAACCATGCTATATGTATGATACACAATAATAATAACAATTATAAAACGTCTAGTATTGATTTTGTTCATATGAAATCTAAAATACAGAACGTGGATTGGCAACAAGATAGTTGGGTAAATGAAATACAATACTTTGTTGGAGATGATTTAAAGATAGGAAACTATAAACAACATGGACTGTTCCATTATGTAGATAATAATTTTTGTAATACAGTGTTTGAAACTTATAAGGAAAAATACAATGCAATTAGTTGAAGTAGCAGTTTCCACACAACAATATGTAAATTATGATAAGAAGACTGGAGAAGTAAAATCAGTTGGGCCTAACAAGGATTTAGACTATAGTAGCATTGAAGTATCTGAAAAAGAAATAGAACCGATTACGTCATTGAAAGAAACAATGTCTGATTACGCAGTTGTGCTTAATACAAAAAAACAAAGATATGAATTACGAAAAATCACTTTAGATTTAGAACAGGATTTTCCTTTTGTAGAAGTAAAAGAAAACGATCAAGCAGACTTATTCTTAGTCATTGACAGAATTAATAAAACGTGTTACATAAAATTAAAAGAAGGTTTAGAAAATTTAATAAAAGAAAGACTAGCATTTAGTATTACTAAAAAAGGTGATCCTCATATGTTGTACACACATTTAAATTTTGATACACAAAAGCAACAAACGTATAAGTTTACTCTTGATAATTTTAGTGTATACACAAATTGTCTTACAATAGACTGTGGAGTGAAATATGAAACTTAATGTCGGCGAAATAGATATAATATATCTTAGTTATGATGAACCAAATGCAGAACAAAATTATACAGACTTGTTAAGCAAGGTTCCTTGGGCAAAGCGTATACATGGAATAAAAGGATCAGATGCCGCTCATAAGGCCTGTGCAGAACTTTCAGAAACAGACAGATTTGTTACAGTAGACGGCGACAATACAGTAGATCAAAATTTTATTAATCAAGTTCTTGAATTCGATCCAAAGGAAAATTTAGAGAATAGTGTTATAAGTTGGTGTGGAAAGAATACAATTAATGGTTTGGTTTATGGAAACGGTGGGCTTAAATGTTGGCCAAAACAATACGTGTTGAATATGAAAACACACGAAAACGCAGACAAAGAAAACATAAACGCACAAATAGAATTTTGTTGGGACGCCAGATATGTACAGATGGCAGATTGCTTTAGTAATGTACATAACAATGCAACACCTTACCAAGCCTGGAGAGCAGGTTTTAGAGAAGGAGTCAAACTAGCATTAAATAGAGGAGCACGTATTCCAAAGGAGCAATTTTTAAAAAGCCATCAAAAAAATTTAGCCATGTTGTATATTTGGTGCATGGTGGGAGCAGATGTCAAAAACGGTTCTTGGGCCATATATGGAGCAAGGGAAGGCTTGTTCATGACAATGTGTAGTGATTGGGATTATGTTAATGTAAGAGACTTTGATTGCTTAAATGAATTATGGGGAGGAAGAGACGAGCTTCCTGAAGATGTATTACATAGTGAAATTTTTAATTTAGGTAATCAACTTATTGATAAACTTGAAATACCAATTGCAGTACAACCTCTTAATGAAGAACAAAGCAATTTTTTTAAAAGCGTAAATGATAGTACAGTTAGGAAAAACAATTACAAATGACCAGTCCAGAAAAAGTAAAAGAAAAACTGAATCAAGTTGGACCAGGATTTTGTCTTGCAAAGTGGACACAGGTAACTATTCATTTGGGTTCAGGAATAAATCATAGCTGTCATCATGTAAAAGCACATGCTATTCCTCTCAAAGAGCTGAAAGATAATCCAAACGTATTGCATAATACACAATTTAAGAAAAACACAAGACACTTGATGTTGCAAGGCGAACGCCCTAGTGAATGTGACTATTGCTGGAGAATAGAAGATAACACAGAAAATTTTAGTGATAGAATATACAAAAGTGCAGATGATTGGAGTTGGCCAGATTTTCATAAAATAAGAAAAGCTAATGCCCAAGAAGATTTTTATCCTAGGTATGTAGAAATAAGTTTTTCAAATGTGTGTAATTTTAAATGTGGGTACTGTGGTCCTGCATTTAGTAGTAAATGGGGAGATGAAATAAACAGGCATGGACCATATAACTTTAAAGGACTCAGTTGGAAATATAATCAAATAGATGAATATCAAAAACAGATTCCTGAACGTGAAACTAATCCTTACATTGAAGCTTTTTGGAAATGGTTTCCAACAGCAGTAAAACACATGCATACTTTTAGAATTACAGGTGGAGAACCTTTAATGAGCAAACATACAAATAAAGTTTTAGATCATTTATTAGAAAATCCACAACCAAATTTAGAATTTGCTGTAAACAGTAACGCATGTCCTCCTGGAAACAAATGGAAAGATTTTGTTAAGAAAATTAAAACTTTAGAGGATAAAAAATGTATTAAAAGATTTACATTGTTTGTAAGTGCAGAAAGCATGGGGGAACAAGCTGAATATAACAGATTTGGAATGGACTGGGATATGTTTTCTAAAAATGTAAATTACTATTTAGAAAATACAAAAGCAGTTTGCGTCTTTATGAGTGCGTTCAACATATTAAGTTTTCCAACATTTTTTCCTTTTGTAAAGTATGTAGGAAATTTAAAGTACAAATTCAAACCTAGAATTTGGCTCAGTATTCCTTATGTAAGAAATCCTGGATTTTTAGATGCTAAAATTGCAACGAAACCTATGGTAGAAAAATACCTTTATCCAGCATTAAGTTACATGAAAGCAAACAAGGCAGTATTTGATAAAAAAGAAACTCAAGACTTAGATAGGATTATCAATGATTTAGAAACAAGATTTAAAAAACCAAACGAGTTTGGTACTATTGCACAGGAAAATAGAAGAATGTTTATTGAATGGATTGTTCAATATGATAAAAGGCGAGGAACTAAATTTCATAAAACTTTTCCTGAATTGCACGAATTTTGGTTGGAGTGTAAAAAATGTATGATATAATCTTTATATCTTATAATGAACCTAATGCTGAACAAAACTACAGTAATCTCTATGGCAGGTTCAATTACACTGGGACATTAGGAGCCAAAGTAAAAAGAGTTGATGGAGTAAAAGGAATACATCAAGCTCATGTTAAAGCGGCTGAAATTGCAAACACAAATTATTTTTATGTAGTTGACGGTGACGCTGTAGTTGATTTAAATTTTAAATTTAATTTTATTGTACCTACACCTTTGACAGATAAAGATAGGAATGAAAGCACAGTGTTCGTATATAAAAGTGTAAATCCTATTAATGATCTAGTATATGGTTACGGAGGTGTTAAAATATTACCTAAACACAAAACACTAAAAATGGATATAAACACAAATGACATGACAACAAGTATATCAAAAAATTTTAAAGTTATAGACACAATATCAAATATTACTGCATTTAACACTGATCCTTTTAACACATGGAAAAGTGCATTTAGAGAGTGTGCAAAATTAGCAAGTAAAACAATTGAAAGACAAAACGAGGAGGAAACAAATGAAAGACTCAAAACTTGGACAACCGTGGGACACGATAGACAGTATGGCGAATATGCTTTGGCAGGCGCTACCGCTGGTATGGAGTTTGGCTTTTCTCGGAGGACTGATCTTCGGCTGATAAACGACTTTGATTGGTTAAAGGAACAATTCAATGCTTAATATAGTTGTAACAAGTAAACCTGTAGATGGATTGTTTTATTATAGTTATGAATATTGTTCATATCTTAATAGCAAAGGAATAAAGGCAAGAGTTATAGTTATCACACACAGAAATTTTACTCAACAAGATTATCTTAACGTGTTAAAATACAAATACATACACCAACATAATGTTCTGTTTAATTCATTAGACGGTTGGACAGGTGACGCTACACTAATTATGGGTAGGAGTATGATGACTCTCAGTTACCAAGACTTTGATAGTTACACAATTCAACAGCAAATGATTCTTAGAACCTTGTTTGGTGGCAATTTAATAAGCGTGTATTCGGAAAATCACCCTGCAAAATATCCTTTGGCTGTAAAATTTTATGATCCTGCAAAGATAGTTGACTTATGTGATAAACAAGTATATCCAGAAGGCGTAGGTATACATTTTGAAAAAACAATTAATTTTGAAATATATAAACCACATAA